GAAAGAAACATCTTATCTAAGCAAGATGTTATGTCTGTTGATTACCACAGTGCTTATCACGTTATGGGTACAAAGTGGACATCTGCTTCTGACAACCCTGCTAACTCAGCACTTAGAACAGGCTCTAACTATGGTGTAACTTATGACATCGACCAAATTCCAATGGTTGAAATCTTTGTAAACACACCATTATCTAATGGCCTAAAGTCTTAATTTCTATTAAGATTAAATTAGTGGTCAGAAACCTCATCAATTATTGGTGGGGTTTTTTCTTTACGCTACAATAAAACTAAATTACTTTATAGATCGTGGCAGCTACCATAATTGCAACTATAAAAAGTGAAACAGCTAATAGTTATGTCACATTGGCAGAAGCTAATAGTTACTTTGAAACAGTACCAGACTCCTCAACCTGGACAAATAAAACTGACGACCAAAAAAATAGAGCATTAATATCAGCTACTCGATGGATTGAAAGTTTTGTATTTTACGGAGATAGATGCGATGAAAGTCAGGCACTAAAATTCCCTAGAACTAATTATCAGGTAGATGGTGTTGAGTTAGCTTGTAGTACGATTCCAAACAATATTAAGTATGCAGAATATGAGTTAGCTAGAGCTTTGGCAAATGATACTGGTGCTATAACTGGTACTACTGGTAAAGATGGAAACTTTAGTGAAGTAAAGCTAGGAGATATTGAGGTTAAATACAATACTGATAGTCAGGGAACAGGATCAATAAATAATATTTTAGATGTTTACCCGTGGTTACAAAGTTATCTTGGAGCGTATATGCTAGGTGGAGCAGGAACTTTCCAACTAAGGGCGGTTAGAGGCTAATGGCAGGACAACTAGATACAGCACTAAAGAACATTGCAAAACAGGTTGTTGCTCAACTTGGAGATTCTTTAGATACAACCATTGTTTATACAAGAAAAGGTGTATCAAGCTATAACAATGCTACTGGTGAATACATAACAGTAGATACGAACTATACGATAAAAGTTCCTATTGAGTTTGTTAGATCGACTGAAGAAACAGGATTTCAAGAAAATGTTGCAAGGCTATACATAACACCAGACTTGATAGGAGATAATCAGCCTTTATTACAAGATGAAATTACTTTGACATTTTCTGGATCTAGCAGAGGTTGTAAGATAACAAATATTCTTACTCAAAAAGGTGGTCAAGAATATTTATTCAGAGTTGATGTTATTTTCTAATGACTTTAGTAAACGCACGAGCAGCATTTGAAACCGCAATATTAGATGCGGTAACAGACGCAGATCCTACTGTTTCGGTAATTTTTGACAATATGCCACTAAGCACCCCAGGTAAAAACAAAAAGTATGTGATGGTAAGTTTAGATTTTGGACAATCTACTACTCAAACACAGGGAGCAGCGACAAGTTACTATTCTGGATCTATTAGATGTGGAATTATGACACCACCGCATAAGGGAAGTGCGGAGGCATCTGCCATAGCCGAAACAGTAATTACAGGTCTTACTTCTGTTAATGCTTCAACTTATACAGATACATTCTCTGTAAGTCCAAGAGTACTACAGATAGAAGGACCAACTTCTATAAATGTTGAAGAGGATAGTCATTACTTATCTGTTGTAAGCTGCGACTTTACTGCTAATGCCTAAAGACTTTAAAAAGCATTTTACTAAAGATTTAGGAAAGGCAATAACTAAAGGAAGAAAAGAAGTTGCAAAAACAGTAACTCGTTCTTTAATTGAAAAAGGTCCGTGGTGGACAGGAACATTTGGGGAAAACTGGATAGTATCAAAAAGTCCTGTACAGGCAACTAAAAAAAGAAAACCAGACTTTCCACATTATTTAATACCCGATCCAACAGCCAGGCAAATAAAAAATCCTAGAGTTCCGAATGTAACATTGAATCAAGATTTGTATATTGGAAACAGAGCTAAATATGCTGGCTTTGCTATTAACGCACCAGGGCAAACAAGACCTAATTTGAAGGGAAATCCTGTTACTTATGCCGAACATGGTAGAGACTTTAGTTTAACTGCTACAGGAGGACCGAACTGGTACAATATTTATACGAAAGGTGGTCTTATTAACAAAGATATAGCATTAGCGTTTAAAAAGGTTGGCTTTAAGTAATAAAGTAGTAGTATAGTAAATGAATATATTAATTTATTTTGTATGCCTACAGATAGAGCAATCGACAAACTAAGAAAAGCATTTAGTGTAGATAGCAAAAGTAGTTATCACATTTATAAAGATGAAGAGTTAGTTTTAAAAGTTTTTTGGACACCTTTAACTATTGCAGATAGAGATTCCATAAATGCTACTTTAATGAAATCTAATAAAGCACAAGAAGAGGGTAGTTTAGATTTTGCTTTACAGGTAATAATTAATAAAGCAGAAGATGAAACGGGAAAAAAATTATTTGTTGAAGCAGATAAAGCTAGTTTAAGAAGAGAAATACCTTTAGCTGTACTTCTAGAACTTATGACAAAAATGCAAGAGTTGGGCGAGGAGGTTAGCTCTGATGCCGTAAAAAGCACAACTTGATAAAGATAACTATTTGTATATGCAATTTTTTATTGCAGAAAGTTTAGGAATGACAGTAACTTTTCTAAGAAATAATATGTGTTTAGAAGAAATGCTTGGCTGGAACGCTTACTTTGCGATAAAAAGCGAAAGAGAAGAAAAAGCGTATGAAGATGCAAAAAAGAAAGCTCAATATCGTAAGGTACGCTAAACTAAATGTAATGTTTTATCGAGATTAGTGGCATCTAATTACGAAGTTAATGTAAAACTGAATACCAGGACTGTTAATAAGCAGTTAAATAATCTTGAAAAGCGTATATCCAAGTTAAATAGATTAGCTCAAGGTGGAAGAGCAAATAGGGAAGTAAATAAAAGAGACAAAGAAAAATTAGTTATAGCCACAAAAGCAACTCGACAAGAACAAAGAACTTTAAGAATAAAACAACAACAGTTAAAAGTAGATCAGCAGCAATTAAAGGTAGAACAGCAAACTGCAAATGCTATAAGACAACAATCTGTAAGTAGACCTAGTAGTAGAGGAGGTGCTACTACTTCAAGAGGTACTAATGTAGCAAGAGGTAATAATCAAGGGGGAGTATTAAGTGGAGCACTTATTAGTGGTGCGTTTCCATTGCTATTTGGACAAGGATTAGTAGGTGGTGCTGCTGGTTTTGCTGGTGGAGCTATTGGTGGAGCTATTGGTGGACAAATGGGAGGATTTGCAGGAGGTCTTGTAGCAACAGCAGGGCTTACCCTGATTACCAATCTCAAAGATGGCATGGTTGAATTAGGTAGTGCCCTTAGTCCTGCCAATGCGAATATAGATCAAAGTATTGAAAAATTAAAAATAATTAGTGGAGCGAGAGCTAAAGAAATAAAAATGATTGAGGAATTTCAAGGAAAGCAAGCAGCTTTAGCTGAAGTTACTAAAGATACTGCAAAGGTTATCGGGGTTGAAGGTGTAAATGCGTTAAGAGAGTTTGCTGAAATGATGAAAATGTTAAGCGAGGGATTTGCAACTACATTTTTAAAAATACAGGCAGGATTAGCGGATATAGTAAATAAAGTATTTAATTTTGCTGGAGGAGATTTAAGTACAGCAAAGTCGCAATTAGGATCTGACAACCCGTTAGTTCTTGCATTGGAAAGAAATTTGACTGCACAATCAAACCTAGATAGAAGTGTAGATCCAACAGATCCTTTTTCTGGCAGTTATTTAATGACAACACAAGGTAGAGCAGAAGGTAAAGCTCTTTTAAATGAACAAAAAAGATTAGAAATGTCAATAAAAATAAGAGCAGAAAAAGAAGCAGGACTAAGAATAGATAAAGAGATAGGTGCAGAACACGCAAAATTAAAGGCAGGAATTAATGCACAATTTGAAGGAGAAAATAGAATACTAGAACTTAGAAGAAGTGGTTTAAACCCAGCATTAGCAAAACAAGTAGCTCTATTTGAGGCATCAGCTAGGAATGTAAAAACAGGTCTTACTAATGAATTAGGTACTGTGGAAAAGTTACTAGAAAAAGAAAGAGAATCTTCTCAAACTTACACAGATAAAATAATGCTTTTAGAAATAAGAAAACAAAGTCTAGAAGAACAGATAGAAACTAATGACGAATTATTAGAACAAGATAAGGAAAGATTAGTACAGGCTACAAGATTAGCTATGGCTGCAAAAGCAACTCAAGACTCTTTCGATGCCTTAAAACAAACTATCTCTACAGATTTAGCAGATGGAATACAAGGATTAATTCGTGGTACTACAACTTTAGGTTCTGTACTGAATAATGTATTAGATAAAATGATTGATGCTGCATTTAATATGGCATTTTTTGGTAATGCAGGAGGAAGTTTAATATCAGGAAGTGGTTTATTCGGATCAATTCTTGGGATGTTTGGAGGAGGAGGAGGAGGAAGTAACACACCTATTCTTCCTACACCTATTTATACGGCAGCAAATGGTGGTCGTATTCCAGGTGGTAAAGCTTCACTTGTAGGAGAACGTGGACCAGAATTATTTACACCAGCTAGTTCTGGTTTTGTAACTCCGAACCATGCACTTGGTGGTTCAACTAATGTAGTAGTAAATGTAGATGCTTCTGGATCTTCTGTTGAGGGAGATGAAACACAAGGAAGAGAACTTGGTCGTCTTATTTCGGCTGCGGTACAATCTGAAATAATACAACAGAAACGACCAGGAGGAATACTTGCATAATGGCTACCTTCCCTTCAATAAAACCTACTTATGGTCAGCGTAAAAAATCTAAACCATTAACTCGTACTATTCGTTTTGCTGATGGATACGAACATAGACTTTTATTTGGTTTAGCTCAACATCAAAATCCGAAAGAATTTAGTTTTACTTACGAAGTTTCTGAAACAGACGCAGATACTATAGAAACATTTTTAGATGCTCGTGCAAATGATAGTGCTAGTTTTGATTTTGCTGAAGGTTTTTTACCTGAAGAAACTGCCTCAAACTTTAAATTTGTCTGCGAAAACTGGACTAAATCAATACCATATAACAACAGAGCTACGATTCAAGCAACATTTAGACAAGTATTTGAACCAGCATCATAATGACAGTAAATTCTAAAATATTTAGCAGTCTACAAGATATTAACCCATCAGCAATTATTGAGCTATTTACGCTCCAATTATCAACTGCACTACATGGTGAAAACACAGTTTATAGATTTCACGCTGGCAGTAATTTAAATGCTAATGGCAAGATTGTATGGGCTGGAAATGAATATCTTAGATTTCCTGTACAGGCATCAGGTTTTGCTTTTCAAAAAGGACAGTTGCCAAGACCAAAACTAATAATTAGTAACGCTACAGGATTAATTTCATCTATTCTTTTGACTGTTAACGAAACTACAACTGGAAATGATTTAACAGGAGCTACAGTTACACGAATAAGAACACTGGCTAAATTTATTGATGCTGTTAATTTCGCTGACGGAACAAATGCAACAGCAGATAACACAGCAGAGTTTCCTCAAGAAATTTATTCAGTAGATCGAAAAGCTACAGAAACTAGAGAGATTGTTGAATTTGAACTTGCTGCTCCAACGGATTTAGCTGGTGTTCGGATTCCAGGTCGGCAAGCAACTCGCTCAATATTCCCCTCTATTGGTACGTTTGTAGGATGACTTGGAAATATAAAGCATTACTTCATGCAAAACGTGAAGATCCTAAAGAATGTTGTGGATTACTACTAAATATAAAAGGCAAAGAAAGGTATTATCCTTGTCGCAATCTTTCAATGACAGATCATCAATGTTTTATTATTGATCCAGAAGATTATGTAAAGGCAGATAATACAGGAGAAATAGTTGGTGTTGTTCATAGTCACCCCATCACCCCACCAAATCCTAGTCAGGCAGATAAGATCAGTTGCGAAGATAGTAATTTACCCTGGTATATTGTTAACCCAAAAACAGAACAATGGGCATATTTAGAACCATGCGGATATAAACCACCTTTGTTGGGTCGTCAATGGGTATGGGGTATTACTGATTGTTGGGCTTTAGTTAGAGATTGGTATAAAGAAAACAAAAATATAGAGTTAAGAGATTGGCAAAGACCAACTACACCAGAAGATTTTTTAAAAGATCCTATGTTTGAAAGGTGTGCATGGCGAACAGGTTTTAGGGAACTAAGACCAGAAGAACCCTTAGAAAATGGTGATTTATTATTTATGAGTGTATTAAATCCAGGATTAAATCATGTAGCATTATTTTTTGATGGTGATGTTATTCATCATTTAACCGATAGACTATCTTGTAGAGAACCATACTCTGAGTGGTTGCTAAAATGCACAGGAAAGAGGTTACGTTATGCTTCGTAAAGTAAAACTGTATGGTGAATTAGCTAAATTTATCGGACATAAAGAGCTTGAAGTTAAGGCAGAAACAGTAGGAAAAGCAATAAGTTTTTTAATACATAATTTTCCAGAAGTGGAAAGTTACATGAGTCCTAACTATTACCAAGTAAAAGTAGGTGATTGTGATATTGGTAAGGAAGAAATACACTATCCAGTAGGAAAACAGGACATACATTTTATACCTGTAATCAAGGGAGCAGGAAGAGGTTTAGGAAAAATATTATTAGGCACAGTTTTAATTGGTATAGCTATAGCATCAGGTGGAGCAGGATTTGGAGCAGGAGGAGCTTTTGGTTTTGGTTCGACTACAGGTGGATTTAGTTTGGCAGCGATGGGAGGAAATATAGGTATTGGACTTGTACTTTCGGGTGTTAGTGAAATGCTTTTCCCTTTACCTCAACCGCAAAAATTTAGTTCTGAAGAAGATCCACAAGTATCTTTTAATTTTAGTGGAGTACAGAATACATCAAGGGCTGGTACTCCCGTTCCAATAGTTTATGGTGAAATAATTACAGGAAGTGTTGTAATAA